CTCAGTTATTAGCAGTCGCTGGATCAACAGTTTCACGCGTGTATCCCGTAGCACTCACCACGCTTCGGATTGCTGGCTATACCTGCATGGGTTTAGCCTCCATATCATTTTTTGGATTTAGATCATACATTGTACAAAAGAGAAAATATAACCCCACATACTCACAGTTATTTATTGAGTTTGTCAGGTATAATTGGTTTTATTACTTCATCGGTGATGATATGGAAGAGAGGGGGGAGGAAATACTTCGACTCGCAGATAACCCAGTAGATTTTTTCGACTTAGTTATTGAAGAGGAAGTGATTACTCCTCCAAGTCCCGTCCAGGTTCCAATCGTGTTAGAAGAGGAGACAGATGAGAATGGAATGCCACAAATCGTAGACAGGGATCATCCGCCCACCTATGAAGAATCAGTGGTGTCCTATGTCACTCGCATAGATTACACAAACCTCGACAGAGTCGCTTCAGCAGTCAGACTAAAAATGTCTCTAGATATTGTAGTTAGGACCTATAGCGTTGCCAACCTCGACGTAGTCAGTCGATGGGTTCAAAAAGAATTGGCAGGACCAGACTATGCCTCCATGCGCGACAAGCACAAAAGAAAAGTCTTAGAGCTTGTCAAGACCTTGGCCTTTGTGCCGAGCGAAGAGGAAGTCGAGAGAGTTAAAATCATGAACTCCTCGGCCGTTCAAGACAGGATGAACAGTCATGAACGAAGGTGGCTAGGTTGGGCCACCGACTGGAGTTGGTTCTCCTATTGCACTCTTGGTGCACATAGGAGTCCAACTCGGGTCTGAGGGGGCCCTAGAGAGTTGCCCGGGATGGTCTGTACCAAGAGTACTGCCCCTGACCATCCCGACTTAAGGGTGACAATTCTCAGGGGAACCCCCAAAGCGAGGAGAACATACAAGATATGCGGTATGGATGCCGGTAGATCTTACCTCGCTTACAACAATTCAATTATAGGAATGGAGAGAGCAATAAAGGAGAGGTTGCTGTATGCCCCATTGGGCGATAGCTTCCACATTCCATCTTCTCATGCTCCAGGATACTTTTCAGCCACAATGGCTGACTTCGAAAAAGCCTTCAAGAAGTTTTCGGTATTTTCCCACCCACTGTCACACAATGCTTTCGCAGAGTGTTATCATGGTCAGAAAAAATCGAGATACTTGAAGGCGGCTGAAGTCTTGGCTAGAAGAGGGATCAGACGCTCTGACGCACACGTTAAGTTTTTTATGAAATACGAAACTTACGACGTTACGACGAAGAAAAATCCGCCTCCACGAGGGATCAATCCGAGATCCGACGAATTCCTAGTATCCTACGGGTCCTATATAAGGCCCCTTGAACAAATTATATATAAAAACCTGGAGAAGCTCTTTGGACATACTGTTGTGTTCAAAGGCCTCAATCAGGCGGACCGTGGACGAAAAATTGCAGAATATATGGATTTCTTTGATGAACCAGTGGCCGTTCCCGCTGATGCATCAAAATTCGAATCCTCAGTTAGTAAAGAATGTTTGGAGTTAACTCATAGAGTCTACCAATGTTACTTCCTGGGGGATCGCCATTTTGCTAGGTTATGTTCATGGACGAAGGTGAATATCGGAAGCGCCAAGTGTGCAGACGGATTCCTCAATTTCAAAATTACCGGCAAGCGAATGTCCGGCGACAACGACACTGCCTTAGGGAATTGTCTTCTGTCGTGTGCAATGGCATGGACTTTAATGAAGAAATTGGATATCACCAAGTACCGCCTGTGCTGTGACGGAGACGATGTGGTCTTCTTCATGGAAAGGCGCGATTACAACAAATTTCAAGAATACACAAAAAATTATTATATGAAGCTAGGCTATAGAATGAAAGTTGAAAACCCTGTTTACGAGATTGAACATGTGGACTTTTGTCAGTCTAGGCCCGTCTTTGATGGGGAATCATACATTATGATCAGAGTTCCTGAAAGGGCTCTTTCGAAGGATAGCGTCTCCAAGAAACCATTGGATAATGACAAAATCTTCAAGAGTTGGATCGCAGCAGTGGGTATGGGAGGAATATCGACGACTGGAGGGATACCAATCCATCAGTCATATTATGAATGTTATGTTAGAAACTCATGTGGTGCGAAACCATTGAGAGACGACCCCACCCAAAGCAATTATACATCTTACAAAAGCTTCGGCATGAAAAGGGAAAAGAAACCAGTTCCCGATTCCGCGCGTTTCTCATATTACATAGCATTTGGTATCACTCCCGACCTCCAGATAGACATCGAGAACTATTACGACAACTTAGTATTAGAATTCGGTGTCGACCCTCAATTCTTACAGGATAACACCCTTTTACCTTGGAATTGAGGGAATGCGCAACTAAACGTGAATTTAATCGACCACGCGCAAGTAGACAGAAAATACCACGTACTAATTTTCGAACTAGGGGGAAGTGTGCCCCCCATTCCTGCACAACTCATGTGCTGTCGTTAGCTCACCACTCAGAGGCAGTGGGGTTGGTTACCATAGAGCTTGGAAAATCGCGGGCCCGGATTACGACCAAGGATAGCCAAAATATTTATTAACATTTCTGGCGGAATAAAAACATAAAAACAATCACAAAAATATAACCAAAATTATAAAACAATCACAAAAACGCGCCACCGCTCGCGAACAAGCGGTATTGGGTCTTGTGACATAATCGCCCAAAACTATTACTTTAGTGCTAAACAAAATGCCAAGAGACTGCACGGAGCTCCTAAATAGTTGTCACAAGATGTACAGTCCCTCTTCGTTGTCATTGAGGCATCCAATACAAATGACAAAGAAAAACAACAACAACAACAATCTGGTTAGCAGGTTGAAGAGCCTAGAGCTCAAAATTGCCACGAAAGAGCCTCGTGGGAGGCCTCGCAAAGGCAAAGCTAACAACAACAAGGGAGCCATGGTCGTCTACAAAGGCCAGGGCGCCTATAGTGCACAACAAGCAAATGGTAGTTACATGTCCGGAAACAACTTCAAATTGTTTGATAATATTTGGGGGGGAAGTGGAGCGTACAAGATTAAGACCAACTCCCTATTCAAAACTGGTTCACAAGTCCCCATCATGCATTCCTCGGACACGTCGATCAGATTTTGCCATCGTGAATACCTTGGTGAAATCAGTTCGTCGGTCGCGTATGCGAGGCAGAAATCGTACAGCGTCAACCCGGGGTTGGCGACGTCTTTTCCTTTTCTCGCTGGAATCGCTTCTCATTTTCAGGAGTATCGTTTCAATGGTCTCATCTACCATTTTAAGTCTACTGGAGCTACTGCTTTGGTAAACGGTACAAACACTGCAATGGGATCAATCATGATGGTTGCACAATATCGCGCTGATGCAGCCCTTCCGTCTGGAAAGCTGGAGCTTCTTAATGAGGCTTGGAGTGAGGAATGCAAGACCAGTGACGACATGAACCTGTATATCGAATGTGACCCTAGAGAGAATCCACTAGGCATCCAATATATTAGAACTGAATCAAACGTAGCCAACGCACAAGATCAAAAATTCTATGATCTATGCTCAATAACAGTCGCATCAAACGGCTCGCAGGGAGCGAATGTAGTTGGCGAGATGTGGGTGTCGTATGACGTCTCTCTCAAGAAGCCATGTATCGCAAATGCCGCAGGAGCCTTAGCAGGAAACTGTGCTCACTATTATGGAACATTAGTGACAAACGCTTTGCCGTTCGGAGTTCAAAACTTCATCAGAAATTATGGAATGCTCGTAACTGTCGATGCCTTGCTGGGAACAATCGGAATCGTAACAACGGTCGGATCTCGTTACCTGGTAGACGTAGTGTTTCATTCTGCCGGATCAGCTGATCTCGCTCAAGGCACCCTCACGGGTGGTACTAGAGTGTCTTACTTCAACTATGATGCCGTTGACAACATCGAATCTGGAGCAATATCAAATCAGAATATACTGACCGAGCTGATCGAAGCAACCGCTGAACAAATAACTATCACTATCTCAGTTGCTGCGGCTGGTGCCACATCTGTGGACATCACTGTCGTCCAAGTCAATGAGGACTTCAAGTAAAGCACTATGCGCCGACTGAAAGGGGCGCCTAATAAATCCCTGTGTCAAGCCCGAAGGCGTAAAACTACCCATGGGCGTGAGCACGCCCGCGTCGGCAGAACATTGCAGTCATTGTCGATGTAGTCTCAAACTGCACGCTCTGGAATATCCCTGCCAGAGTCGTCGGAACAAGTAAAGGGAGTTCCCC